CAGCCGCAGGAAATTCCACAAGCTCCGGCTATTCAGCCGCAGCAATACGAGCCGCCACCGCATCTGCAGGATGCAAAGGTGATGGCGGAAATCGACAAGACGCAGGCCAGCGCAGAGCAAAGCCGCGCTACTGCATACAAGACAATACAGGAAGCCGAACTTGCTCCCATGAAAATGGCGCAAGAGGCAACTGACCGCGAGCAGGATCGCAAGATGCGCTCGCAGATGAATCGTTCGCCTGCACGATAAAGGGCAATCGTAAGTAGCCACGTCACGGCTGCCGCCGCGCCCGGCGCAAGGGGTGAAACCGTATACGCACGACACGCGAAAGGACGTACAGGCTTATGGCCGATGACGACAAGGAACTGTTTGAATCTGCGCTGACTGACGAACCGGAAATCGAAGCCCCTCAAGTAGAGGCGCAAGAACCGGAAATACAGCCCCGTGATGAAAGCGGACGTTTCGCACCAAAGGCCAAAGAGCCGGAAGCGCAATCACAGCCTGAGCCTGAAGTGGCGCAGGCACCCGAACAGCCAACCGAACAGCAACGCGAAAACCAGGGCATCCCTCCGTGGAGGCTCAAGGAAGAAGCGGACGCAAGACGGGCGGCGGAAGATCGGGCACGTCAGTATGAACGTGATCTGGAGGCCATGCGCCAACAGATTGCACAGAACAAGCAGCCGGAAAAGGTCCTTGATATTTTTGAGGACCCAAACGCCTTTGTCGATCATGGTGTCAAGACCGCTGTTGACCCTGTTAATCAAAGGGTATCCCAGCTCACTGAGTTTTACTCACAGCGAGACGCTGAACGTGAGTTTGGGGCTGAGAAAGTCAAAGCTGCATATGATGCGATAGCCGATGGGTTGCAACGTCGCGATCCCGAGGTTTCCGCAATCTATCAGCGGGCGATGCAGTCTCTCGATCCCTACGGGGAAATCGTGAGATGGCATCAGAAAACGACCGTCTTCAGCCAGATCGGTTCTGACCCGAGTGCATGGTTCGAAAAGCAGCTTGAAGAGCGCCTGAAAGACCCGGCGCATCAGGCAAAGCTCATGGAACGCATTCGCGGCAACGTACAGCCACGTCCTGTCACGCAACTGCCCCCTTCGCTCAATAAGGCGACTTCTGCCGCATCCAATGAAGATGACGGGGAAGACACCAGCGACGCGGGGCTTCTGAAATCCGCTTTGCGCCGATAGACGACAACACGAGATGATAGCCCGCCTCTGGCGGGTTTTTTGTTGTCGCGGCGCGCTGAAAGGACGCCGCAATGGCAATCACTACCCCGCAAACCAACAACAAGTTGGTTCAGTACCGGAAGGAACTTATCAAAGAGTTCGTCCGCGAAAACATGTTCTCGCCCTACATGGGCGATGCGCCGACCTCGATCATCCGCACCCTCTTCGATCCCAAGAAGGGCGGAGAGCAGGTCAACGTTCCCCTGGTCCGTTCTCTGACGGGCACCGCGAAATCGACCGGCACCCTGACCGATCAGGAAGAGGCGATTTCCAACTACGGTATGCGTGTCTGGGTTGATTGGGCCCGCCATGCCGTCGCGACCAACGATGCCGAAGAGCAGAAGGATTCTGCTGACATCTTCGGTGAAGCCAAGCCGATGCTGTCGGACTGGGGTAAGGAACTCCAGCGCGACGAAATCATTCAGGCGTTTATGTCGCTTCCGTCCGAGTCGGCTCCGGCCAATCTCGGCACGTCAGCCGGCCAGCGCGTGAATGGCGTTCTGTATGAAGATGCGACGGCGACGGGCCTGAATGCATGGGCTGCGTCGAACTCTGATCGCGTTCTGTACGGTAATGCTGTCGGGAACTACTCCGGAACGCATGTGACTGACGTTGCCAAGGTTGACGTGACCAACGACAAGTTTGTGTCCTCGTCTGTCTCGCTCATGAAGCGTGTTGCCAAGCTGGCGTCTCCGCGTATTCGTCCGTTCAAGACCAAGAGCGGTTACGACTACTTCGTTGCGTTTGCCCCGACGACCTGCTTCCGCGATCTGAAGGCTGATCTGAAGACCTCAAACACGGATGCTCGTCCTCGTTCCACGGATAACATCATCTTCCAGGATGGTGATCTGATGTGGGATGGCGTGATTATCCGCGAAGTCCCGGAGATTGACTCGTTCGTTGATGATGTCTGGGATTCCGGCATTGTCGGCAACCTGAAGACCGGCGGCGCGGAAAGCAAGCGCGTTGCTCCGGTGTTCTTCTGCGGTCAAAACACTCTGGCGATGCCTTGGGCGAAGATGCCGACTCCAACGTTCCGCGATTCGACTGACTATCAGTTCATCAAGGGCGCTGGTGTGAAGATGTGTTACGGCATTGCCAAGACCTTCTTCAAGTCGAGCACTGACCTGAAGCAGTGGGGCATGGTTTCGGGCTTCTTCTCCGCCGCAGCCGATGCGTAAGGGAGAGTAACATGACTCTTCCCAATCGCACCCTGTCCGGTCTTGCTGATATTGGCACCCTGACCCAGCCCACCTCGGGCCAGATCAAGGTAACTGATGTCAAGTACGACGCGAAGAGTGGCGTGACACGGATTGACTTCAAGTTTCTCCGTGCGCGCGTTTCCATTACGGACGCAACCGATAGCGGTTCGTTCGGCTCGTACAAGTTCTTTGACTTTGGCGAGCAGGCGATTTCGTTCCTCGGTTCCCGTCAGGACTACACCTCGTATGTCTCTGACGGGACCGGCGTTCCGAACGACACGGCCTTTGAGATCGGCATTGGCACCGTAGCAATTGCTGCGGCGGCTGATGGCACTCTTGGTAACGGCACCAGCGAGAATGTTGGTCAGGCTGTGTCCCAGACGCTCTCAACCGGCACCACGACCGGCTCGGCGGTAACAAATCCGTCTGCTGTGAATGGCACCGGCACGGCTTGCGACCTTTGCTTGAACGTTTCGGGCTCGGCTGCGACAGTAGACGGTGACGGCTGGCTGGATGTGAACGGGACGTTCTCTGTCTCGTTCATGTTCCTCGGAGACGACTAAGTAACTTGCGGGCGGTGTAACAGCCGCCCGCTTTTCTTTGGAGGCTGAATGGCTTCTCTGGCGATCTGCGTGACATCTAACCGGGATCATGTCCCTGATTTCACCAGTTGCCTTGCGTATATGTCGTCCTATCTTGCGGTAAGGCCGATCTTTGACAGTGTGACGCTGAAGATCGCCAAGAACCAATCGCTTCTCCCGGTGGCAAGACAGAGCTTCATTGACGAGTGCATGGCCGAGAAATTCTCGCACATGCTCTGCCTTGACGATGACATGGTGTTTCCTCCGACTCTTGCTCACCAACTTTATGCAAAGGGCAAGCGGTGCATTGGCGTTAATTCGCTGAGGAAGAACCCGGACGCTCTTCACTACACCGCCAAGGGCTTAGATGGAGAGTGGGTACAGTCAAAGGGCAAAGAAGGCTTGCAGGAGGTCGAATGCGTCGGCCTTGCGCTGTTCATGCTCGATCTTGACGCGATGAAAAACGTTCCCAAGCCTCACTTCGAGGTTCGGTGGAACGATGAAAAGCAAATCTATTCCGGCGAGGATATGTATTTCTGCCGCAAGCTAAGAGAAGCGGGAGAGAAAATCTTCATCGATCACGATCTGTCCAATCAGTGCGGACATGTCGGGCAATTGGTCTACACCTTCGATTTTTATGACAGGTTCAAGGAATGTCCAAGACATCCGCAGAGTTGAAGGTTGAGGCTCTATCCATTCTCACAGGCATGGACCCCAACCAGGAGCCGGAGATCGAAGAGATTACGGCTGTTGGAAATTATCTGGAGCCGCTCCTTGAGCAGCTAAGGGTTGACGGTATTTGCTTTGTTCAGGACGAGGAAGAAATACCGGACGAGTGGTTTTTGCCTCTCGCGAGGCTTCTGGCGAACGTCGCCGGCCCACGCTTCGGTTCTCCAATGAATGAAGAGGCCAAGCAGGTTGACGAGATGGTTTTGCGCCGGCTGACGGCCGCGACCGTAACTTATGAGCCTTTGCAGGCTGAATATTTCTAATGACGGCGATACCGCTGCCGCTGTCCACCTTTCCGGGGTCTACTCCATCGGAAGGAGCGGGCAGGCTCATCAATGTCTTTGCTGAGGCATTGGGTGAGAATGCGCGGGCGCGGGCGGTCTATCATCGTGTCCCCGGTTTAAAATCTTGGGGAACCTCCGATGAGGCGACGTTCCGGGGTGCGCTTGTCGTTGCCGGGACTGTGTATGCCGCCTTTGATGGGACTGTTGTTTCGTTCAGCTCAAGCGGCGGGGCGGCGTCAACCGTTGACGCCTTGGATGGAACGGACAAGGTTTTCTGGCTCAAGAACAACAAGCGGCCAACTGCTGACATTCTGATTGTCTGCTCTGCCGGCGTGTTCACGTTGTCGGGCGGCGCCATTGCGGACCTGAATGACACTGATCTCCCTGCGATCAATGCGGGGCTTTTTCTTGATGGATACTTCTTCCTGACTTCTGCGGACGGCAGATGTTACGCCTCTGGCCTGAATGCCACGACTTTCGGCGCGAACGATTTTATTACGACCGAGGCGAAGTCAGACGCCCTTTACCGACCCGTAGGCTGGAATGGCAATCTTTTGCTCTGCGGCTCTGGCTCAATCGAAGTCTGGGACGGAGATAACCCGAACGATACGGGGTTTCCGTTTAATCGTGTGGCGGTGATCCAGCGTGGCATTGCGAATGCTCATGCGATTGCTGGTTTCGAGGATGGCTTCGGAAAGATGCTTGGCTTTGTCGGTGACGACAATGCCGTGCATCGGCTTGTCGGATATACGCCCGAGAAGATTTCGCCTCCCGATCTTGACCGGCTGATTGAGGCGGTGTCTGACAAGACGACTCTGGAGGCCGGCGTTTATATCGTTGGCGGCCATCCGAAGTGGGTTCTGTCCTGTGCCGACTGGACCTGGGAATTTGATGTCAACACCGAGAGCTGGAACGAGCGGGTCAGCTACAATGAAACCCGCTGGCGTGGCACACAGCCATTTTATGCGTCCGGCAAATGGCTGGCTGGGGATACCGAATCCGGGAACGTAAACGAGGTCTCGGCTTCTACTCATACGGAGATGGGCGAGCCACTTATTGCCGAAGTATGGTCTGCACCTATTCACAAGTTCCCGCAAAGGATGCGCGTTCCTCGGGTCGATTTCGATTTCTCGACTGGAATAGGTGTTGAGACCGGGCTTGACCCGAACGAGACCGATCCCGTTGTTGAGATTTCCTACAGCGACGATGGGGGAAACACCTTCAGCAATCCGCGCATCAGGAAGCGCGGCCGGCAAGGTAGATTCCTTGAACGGATAACCTGCTTTTTGCAGGGCATGACCGGCGCGCAGGGGCGTATTTACAAAATCAGAATGAGTGATCCCCGCCCATTCGGATTGATGGCCGGGGATATGTCGGCAGAGGTCAAGGTGACATGAGGCTTCCAAGCCAGGATGTCAGGACCGTCGATAATGCCGGCAGGCCGAGTGAGACGGATTTCAAGTTCAAGAAATCCATCCAGCGGTTCATGCATGAGCTTACGAAGGTATTGGAGGTTCCCAAGATCATTGTCGGTTCGCCAACTGGCGGCGATCTTGGAGACGGCACAATCAATGCCGAGGAGCTTTATGACGATGGCTCACGGGTTCTGACTGAACGGGCCGGGCAGACGATTGATGCGGGGTTTGATAACGAGCCGTATGATTTAGGGACTATCACCTCCGGAACGCTGACCATTGATCCGATCAATGGTCAGCACCAGAAGGTGACGTTCAACGGAACGTTTGACGTTGAGCCGGCGACCGTCACCAACTACTCGTCTGTGTCTCTGCATGTGACCAACGGAAGTTCGGCGGGCTCTCCTGACTTCTCGGCGTTCAATAAGAAATACCCGAGCGAAACGCTGACCACTACAGACACCGATCAGTTCAACATCGTTATTTATTTTTTCGGTTCGGGCGGGGCCGATTACGCGATCTTTCGCCGGCAATGACCTTCAATATTGTTCCGGTTCTGACAAGATCGTCTGTTTCGGCTGAGCTTGTCTACTCAACCGCTACCGGTAGCACAAATAACACGAACGTTCCGTTCGGCAATGCCGATCTTAACAGAAAGATCGTTGCATTCATTGGGAATGCTACAGACGGCGGAACGATTACCGGCGCAACGATTGGGGGCGTCTCCGGTAGCTTTCTTGCCTCTCAAGGCAATGTTCTGAACGTTGGGTTTGCCTGCTTTGCTAGCGTGCCGAACGGGTCAACTGGCACAATAGCAATTGCCGGAACATCTAGCTCGTATCATCTAGTCATCTACGCGGTTTATGAGGCCGCCGCTGCGCATGACACAGCGCAGTCAGCAGCATCAGTTGTGAACCTTAATGTCCCAGACAATGGTGTCGTTCTGTCCACGCGATTTTACAGTGGGGCTGGCACCGTATGGTCGGGCGTGGACATCGATAACACTATCATCAACGGCTCGGTAGGAAGTATGTCATTCGCCCATCGCGAATTCACGACCGGTGCCGTTGGGCACGGGATTAGCGCGGTCGGCGGAGCAACTCCGTTTCCGGTTTTGTTGGCGGCCTCATTCGGCCCTTAAGGACTAAACGATATGGGAATCTTGAATGCGGTCTGATGTTCGCGCGCTGCCAGAAGTTAGCCTCGGCAAACCTGAGACTGGCAACTAACGGCCAAAATATTGCCAATTCAAAATTGCGGCGAGACAACACAAGCGGCGTCAAGGGCGTGAGCTGGGACGGTCACCATAAATCATGGGCCGCGACCATTCGCATCTCTGGCAAGTCCAGACGTATTGGCCGCTTCAAAAACTTTGATGATGCAGTTCAATCGAGACAAGCCGCCGCAATGAATGCGTATGGCGAGTTTGCTCGCATAGCCTGATAGGAGGCTGCTATTTCGATATTCGACGTATTCACTGGCAAGCCGGCAAAGAACGCCGCCGCTCAAAACATCGGCCGTCTCGATGCACTCAAGACCGAGGGCATGGGCTATCTGAATGCCGGTAAGACTGGCGCATTGGCATCTCTGGACGCTGCGCGTGGTGCGTTCGACCCACTGGCTGCAAAGTATGGCGCGGGGACAGACCTATATCTTGATAGCCTTGGTGTGAATGGTTCCGAAGGCAATCAGCGCGCGGTGGATTCATTCCAGACAGGTCCCGGCTATGATTTCGCGGTTAATCAGTCTCTGGATGCCCTTGATAGGCGCGCAAATTCACGCGGTATGTTGGCCTCTGGCAATAACACGATTGACACACTCAATACCGTTACGGGTCTCGCCAATCAGGAGTATGGAAACTGGCAGAGCCGCCTTGCAGGGTTGATCAATCCTGAAATGGGGGCGGCGAGTGGCATTGCAGGCGTAGAGACCGGGCGGGCAGGGGTATTCCAGAATGATGCCGCTCAGCGCGTCGGCCTCGCTAGTGGCGTGGCTACCGGACAGAACAATCAGACTACTCAATCGGCAAACGCTGAAATGCAGGGCTCGGGCAATATCTGGAATCTCGGTCTTAATCTCGCGAAGCTTGGTACGGGCTTCCTTGGCGGCGCTGCGGGAAGGGCTGCATAAATGGCGGAGCTAACCGTTCCTCGTCTGGATTTTTCGTCACTCGGGGATTTGCCGGCAACCTATCGCGACGCTCGCAAACACGCAACGCGTGAGGCCGCTTTAGCAGAGCTAGGGCAGGGCGGACCCATCAACTATTCGGACGCGGCTCGTCGTCTTTTCGCTGCTGGACTTGCTCAAGAAGGAATGAGCTTGGCGCAGCTCGGAAACAACGAGCGAGACTTTGGATTCCGTCAAACTGAAGCGCAGCGTGCGCAGCAGAACGCTGACCGATCTTACGGGCTGCAGGAGAGGCAGCTAGGTGTGTCTGCGGCCAATACAGCCGCAATGCGCGACCTTCAGCGCCAGCAATTCGAGTTTCAGAAAGAGCAGGGCAATCGGCCAGATATTCAGATTGTTGAAAATGCCAGCGGTCAAAAGGTGCCCATGCTCATTGATAGGAAGACAGGGGCAATTAGTCAGCCCCCTGTGCCTGGGGCAACCGGGGCGGCTAACAATCCCTTCATCACTGGCGGCCCCATGAAGGATGAAGAGTCCAAGGCGGCTCTCTATACAAACCGGATGCTGAAGTCAGAGAAGGTTCTTCGTGGCGTTGAGGCGGCCGGTACTAGCTGGTGGGAGCGTCATAAAGGCCTAATGTCGGACAAGACCGGCTACAATATGCGCGGGCCTGAATTCCAGAAGTTTGACCAAGCGCAGCGCGACTTCATCAACGCTACTCTTCGTCGTGAATCTGGCGCGGTCATTTCTGATTCCGAGTTTGACAACGCCAACAAGCAATACTTTCCAATGCCGGGCGATACACAAGATGTGATTGAGCAAAAGCGCGCTAACCGTATGGAGGCTATCAAGGGCATCGGCGCGGGGGCGGGGCGCGGTTATCGGCCGGAATCAAGTTTTGACGCACAGGGCAACATCGTCCCGCGCGGTCAGCCGCAAGCGCAGAACCCTTCCGGTGCGCCGCAGGTTGGTGAAGTCAGGCAGGGCTACCGCTTTAACGGCGGCGACCCGGCTGATCAGGCAAATTGGATTAAGCAATAATGGATGGACCATGGACTGCGTTCCAGTCAGCGACGGCTGGGCCTTGGTCTGATTTTCAGCAGAAGCCACAACAGCCCTCAGTTGGCATGGGTGAGGCTGCGGCGCGGGGTGCCGCGCAAGGCGCTACATTCAACTTCTACGATGAGCTTCGCGGATTGATGGAGGCCGGCGGGCTTGATCCGAAAGACCCCGCCAGTCTTTCATCCCTTGTCGCGGGGGCTGCAAAATATTGGTCCGGCAATCCAGAGGCAGTTGAAAAATACAATACGGCCGCCGGTCGAGAGAGGAAGGTTGACGAAGCATACCAAGAACAGCGTCCTTACTCGACCTTGGGCGGGAATGTTGTCGGCGCAGTAGCGCTCCCCTTGGGCGCGGCCCTCAATGCCGCTACCGCTCCCGCTCGCGTTGCACGAGGCGCAGCGGTTGGCGCCGGCACTGGCGCGGCCTATGGTGCCGGTGAGGGCCAGGGGTTTGTAGATAGTGCTTCTCGGGGAATTGTTGGCGCGGGCTTAGGCGCGACTGTTGGCGCGGCGGCCCCTGCGGTTGTCGAGAGTGTTGTTCGCGGCACACGAGCTATTGCGCGGCCGATCACTGATGCTGTTCGTGGTGTTAGGCAAACCGACGACGAGGCCGCGCGCCGTGTCGTTATGGCCCTGCAACGCGATGTTGAATCCGATCCGGCTGCAGTGAATCGACTTACGCCAACTGAATTTGCGCAAAGCTCTGCGGCTGGCGGCCCGGCTCGGATAATGGACATCGGCGGCGAAACCACTCGCGCGCTGGCTAGATCATCGGCCAATACCTCCCCAGAGGGTCGCGGGGCACTTACCCGCGCAATTGACGAGCGCTTTGAGGGGCAGGCGGCCCGCATAAACGATTTTCTGCGCTCGTCCTTCAATTACCCAGATGCGTTCGCTCAGCAGCAGGCTCTTGAGGCAACTCGCAAGGTTGTTAATCGGCCCGCTTATCTAGCGGCCTACAAGGATGGAAACAAGGTTGTCCTTTGGGATGACGACCTGAGGCAACTCGCGCAGGCACCGGAGGTGCAGGCGGCGATCCGCGTAGCGCTACCACAGCTTCGTAATTGGGCTGTGAAAGACGGAATGGCTCCCCCGAAGGGAGCATTCGACGTTGTTGATGGTCGAACGATTCTGAAGAAGACGGAGGCGGGGAATACAATTCTGCCTAGTCTTCAGCTTTGGGATTACGTGAAGCGCGGGCTTGATAAAATCGATACGCCAACGGCTCGCGCATTCTCACAATCGCTACGTGAAAAACTGGATGAGCTAGTTCCGAGCTACAATACGGCTCGTTCAGGCGCTGCAAAATTCTTTCAGGCGGAGAATGCGCTTGAGGCAGGGCAGAACTTTGTTACGGCGAACTTTGCAATTCCTGAGACGCGCGCCGCTCTCGCCAAAATGTCGTCAGCGGAGCAAAAGCTTTTCCAGGATGGATTTGTGTCTCGATTTATGGAGACGCTTGACCGCGCTGGTGATCGTCGATCCATTCTCAATCAGATTGCTGATAGCCCCGCCGCGCGACAGAAGCTTGACCTTGCTATGGGTCCGCACAAGGCAAGGGAGCTAGAGGCGAAGCTACGTGTAGAGGGTGTTATGGACCTTGCGCGCACCGCCGTTCAGGGCAATTCGACCACGGCGCGGCAACTTCAGGAACTTGGTCTCGCTGGCGGTGCCTATACCGTATCGTCAGGCTTCAATCCGTTTAATCCCGACCCCCAAGCGGTGATGACCGCTGCGCTTGTTTACGGGGCGGCGAGGGGTCGAAACACCGTGAATGAACGCCTCGCCAAGAGAGTTGCGGAGATGCTGGTCTCGCGTGACCCAGACGTAATTCTCAAGGGTGTCAGGGTTGTCACGAACAACAAACAACTCTTCAATTCCCTTCGGTCTCTCGATAAGCGGCTCGCCAGCGTTGGCGGGGAGCAGGCTGGGGGCGTTCCAGCGCTTCAATCCCTGAGCGGCGCTCGCGCTGAAGATAACCAGCAGCGCTGACCAAGGGTAATCAACCAATAGCCACACGGCCGCAAGGCCGAGCGTGAATGCAATTCGGGCGGGGAGATTCATCCCGTCCTTCATACCTCATCCAGAGCCGTCCCCTCAAGGGCGGCTTTTCTGCTTTCAGGACAAATACATGGCGGGTTACGCACCTATCAGCCTGCAGCAACGCTGCGGGATCGATGGAAGACCATATCCGGGGGCCAAGGCCTATTTCTATGAGGCCTCAACCCTTACTGCCCTGACCACCTATCAGGACTACGGACTCGGCACGCCACATCCTCAGCCAGTTGTTGCGAATGCCTTCGGTGTGTTCCCTGCGATCTTTCTTGATGAGGATGACGAGTTCTATCGCCTGAGGATCACAACCTCGGGCGGCGTCATCCTTGATGACCTTGTAACGCTTCCGATCATTGGCCCGTCCGGTGGCGGAGGTGGCTCGGAAGTCCCGGTTGATGCGAACGCGCTTATTAAGACGGGTGACTTCAACTGGCAGCCGGTTACTGGCTCTCGATCCGGCTTTGTGCGTCTGAATGGTCGAACGATTGGCTCTGCGCTATCCGGCGCGACTGAACGCGCGAACGCTGATTGCGAGTCTCTATACCTGCACAACTGGAATACCTACTCCAACGACTACTTCGCCGTGACGGGTGGACGCGGCGCTACTGCTGCGGCCGATTGGGCGGCTGCAAAGACCATGACGCTGTACAACGCCGCCGGCCGCGTTGCCGCTGGCTTGGACAGCATGGGGAATGGCGCGCAGAATATCATCACCTCGAATGTGATCACAACCGGGGACGGCTCAACTGCGCTTTCAAAGGGAGGGGCGGACCGTCTCACACTAACAACTGCACAAATCCCGAGCCACACCCACAGCATCACCGATCCGGGGCACACCCATAAGGGCACGCAAGCGGAACAAGTCAACGCGCAAGCCGATGGGGCTGGCGGCGTGGTGTTTCTGTGGCGTGCTGGCATCGTGGTGGGCAATACCGATACCGGATCAGCAACCACCGGCATCACCGCCACCAACAGCGCCGGCAGCGGCGAGGCGTTCGACAAAATGCCTCCGTTCATGCTCGGCACTTGGTATCAACGACTATGATCTCCGGCGGCATCACTCCGGTTTCCAACCGCGAGACATTCACACTTCAAATTGAGTTGTACGATGAAGAGGCGGAAGAACTTATCGATGTGTCTGACGTAACCGAGGTTGTGATTGAGATCACGCCGCGCCCTGTTTCGTCTTTTACCAGAACATCATCTCTCTCCGCGCGCCTCAGCGCAAGCGAGATCACCCAGCCAGAGTTTGGCATCTTTGAATGCATCTTCAGCTCCACGCAGATGAAAACTCTCTGCGCCGGAACCCATGACGTTGGCGGAACGCTGACAAAGGACGGCGAGACCGTTCAATTCATGATCGGCACGCTTCCGGTCCTCGACGGGATTGTTTCTAGATGAAAATTAGAGCCCGCACCGTAACCAAACTCCCTGCATCACTGGCCGCCTCTGGCGGCCTTTCTGTTGAGAAGGAGAACGGAATTTGGACGTTATCTCCCGACTGGGATCAGCTTGTTCTTGAGACTACTATTGCCGACCCCGAAGATCGCGAGCTTTGGATCAAGAACGCAAACACGGATGTATACACCCGTCTCTCCGTCCAATACCTGATCGACAATTTGCCTGATGGGCCACCTGGGGGCTTCAAGCAGACGTTTGACAGCGCAACAACGGACGCGGACCCGGGAGATGGAGAGTTCCGGTTCAATAACGCCACCGTCGCAAGTGCGACCGCTGCCTATATGGACAATGAGGACGCGGACGGCGCAACGATTACAAGCATCCTCGATCAATTCGATAGTTCAACCAGCACGATCAAAGGCCGACTTCGTTTCGAGAAAACGAGCGATCCGACTGTCTGGGCGGAATTCAATGTCACTGGAAGCGTGGTTGACGGGACGGGCTATAGGAAGCTGACCCTTCAGGATGGCGTTTCCAATGGGACGTTCACAGCCGGGAACCGCTTCGCTATCAACTTCACAATGTCGGGCGACACGCCGACTGTTGAGGTTGGCGACACGACAACCCTTCCGGCCGGCTCCGCAGCCACAGTAACGAACTCTGGCACCTCAACCGATCTTGTGTTGGACTTCGGTGTTCCGCGCGGTGCGGACGCAAGCTTCAAGTGGGCGTATGAAGCATCCACTTCCATGGCCGCACCTGCCACGGGTGGAATGCGGTTCAACAATGCGGTTTTGGCAAGCGTCACGGCCATTGCCGTCAATGCCGAGACAGCGGACAACGGCAACCCCGATCAATCCGATTACATCATCAAGTGGGACGACAGCACCTCGACCCCAAAGGCATATGTTGAAATCCGGGAGGAGGCAGGGAGTTCTGCGGTCTATCAGCTTACGACCGTCACGGACAATACAACGTGGCTGCAACTCGACGTAACCTATGTGTCGGGCGACATTGATCTGACTGCTGGCGATGCTCTCTATTTCACCCCCCACATCGTCGGCAACAAGGGCACTGACGGCGCTGGCGTTGGCGATGTTGTCGGGCCTGCCTCTTCTGTGAGCGGCAACCTTGCTAGCTTCGATGATACGGACGGAAAATCTATTGCCGATAGCGGAGTCGCGGCGGCTGACGTTCTTGTGTCCTCGGACATTGGAACATCGGTTCAGGGTTTCGACGCCGACACGCTGAAGGCCGATACCTCCGATAACCTGACTGTTGGATATACGGCCACATCCTTTAGCGCAGGGACGAAATCGACCGGCACTTATACGCCGGACCCTGCAAACGGGAATCTTCAGTATGCCGTGAATGGCGGGGCGCACACGCTCGCGCCCCAATCCAGCGATTGCACGATCCTCGTCCAGTACACCAACAACGCATCGGCCGGCGCGATCACAACTTCGGGTTTCACAAAGGTAGACGGCTCTTTCACCACAACTGACGGCCACGACTTCATTTGCACGTTGACGAAGATCAACGGCTTCTCACACCTCAATATCACGCGCCTGCAATGACGTTTCCATTCCCGGCGCCGAAGATATTTGAAAGCCC